GGGCTTTATGGGGCGGAAATGCAGGAAGAAGTTGGAGCCAAAAATTAGTTAGAGCTATGAACGCAAGAGATGAAAAAGTATCATCTGCTTTAGAATTAATTAAAAGAAGAAATGCAGTATTAGATTTAGATGATGAAATATTTGCAAATGAATTTGAAAGTGAAGAAACTAAAACAATTTTATGGAAAGAATATGACGCTTTATTATCTAAATGGGACTATCAACTAACATTAGAATTTTATAAATTATTTCAAAATTTAGAAAAAGAAATAAATACTTATTTTAAGAATAATCCAGTAACAATTATTGGTATTGGGGCTGGTGCAAGTTTAATTATTGATAATCTAACTAAGAGTTGGAAAGCAGATTTGTATGATATGTATTTATCTTTAATGACAGATTTTGCTTATGCTCAAATAACTACATTATTGCCTGAACAAGTAAAAGGAAAAGATGAAGATATTATTAGGGGCAGAACTCAAAAACCTCGTATGGAAGTTATAACAGGTGGATTTTTTAGATTAAGAAATTCAAATGCTATTTTTCCTATTGAGCCAATGACTAGAAATAAAGAGGCAATACAATTTGTTACTAATAGATTAGATACTATTATGCCTGAATTAGCAAAAACAACAAAGAAAAGATTAAATGTAGCTTTAAGAGTAGGATTTGATAAAGGAAGTGAATTAGGTTTAGTAGGACAAGATTTAGCTGATTATGTACAAGCAGAAGTATCTAATCGTTTTGGATTGCAAAGACTTGGAAGAAGTAATACAATAGCAAGAACTGAGGCTCAAGTTTTAGCACAATTTGGAAAAGAACAAGCAGTTAAAAGAAGTGGCGTAGTTACTGAAAAACAATGGATTACTCGTAGAGATAATTTAGTTCGTGACCCACATAGAGCAGTTGATAATGCTAGAGTTGAATATGAGCAATTGTTCAATGTAGGTGGTTACAAAATGAGGTATCCTGGAGATAGTAGTTTTGGAGCACCAGCAAACCTTGTAGTCAATTGTAGATGTGATACAATATACCATAGAAAAAGGAATAGAAGACGCAGATGACAAAAGAGTTTAAAACAATAGATTCAATATTATCAAATGATATTGAGGGCAAAGTGGAAGCAGTATTTAGTGTATTCAATACTATTGATAGCGATAATGATGTAGTGCAACCAAAATCAATAAGAAGTGGATATGGAGATAAAGGCGTAACTATGGTATGGGCTCACGATTGGTCTAAACCAATTGGCAGAGGAAAAATTATTCAAGATGATAATAATGCAAAATTTGTAGGAGAATTCAATATGAATACTGCTAGTGGTAGAGAGGCTTATGAAACTGTTAAAGCTATGGGCGATTTGCAACAATGGTCTTTTGGTTTTGAAGTACTAGATTCAGAAATTGGAACCTTTACAAAAGATAATGGAGATAGTCAAGAAGTAAGATATTTAAAAGATTTAAAAGTTTGGGAGGTTAGTCCTGTATTAGTAGGAGCTAATCAAGAAACTTACACAATGGCTATAAAAGCTAATAAAGAAAAAGCTACAAAAGATATGCACGAAGAAATGCCTGATACTTATACAACTGAAAGAGAGGCTTTAGCTAGAGCTGAAGAATTAGGTTGTTCAGGAACTCATACTATTGATGAAAATGGCGAAACTTATTATATGCCTTGTGCAACACATAACGCTTACGAAGAGGCAAAAGGTTTAGAAAATGAAATTGAACAAGTTTCACAAGAAGTTTCAAATGAAAGTGGTCAAACTTTCGTTGAAGAAGTAGAAACATCTCTTAATGATGTTTTTGCAGTACTAACAAGAGCTAAGGAGCTTACTGCCTTACGCTTGGAGAAAGATAAAAAACTAAGTCCTAAATCTGCTGACGCTTTAATGCACTTGCAAGAAAAGTTGAACGCAGTCTTTCAAGATATAGATGACTTGCTAAATGCAGGTTTGCCAGAAGATAAAAAGGACAATAGAGTAAAAGCAAATGATGTTTTTGCAGATACAATGCGTATTCTCGCAGAAACAACGGATATATAAGGAGAAATCTAAATGAGTAATTTAGACGCTAAAAAAGCAAAACTCCAAGAACTTCGTGAATCTGCTTTAAACGAGGCTAAAACACATAACTTCGAAGATATGACACACGAGCAAAAAGAAGCTTGGGTAAATAGAAACGAAGAAATGGAAGCTTTGTCAAAAGAAGTTAAACAACTTCAAGAATATGACGCTCAAGTTAAAAGACTTGAAGCTGATGTTCAAGCAGGAAAAGAAGTAAAAGCTTTACCAATACACGAGGAAATGCCTGAGCAAACAAAATCTATTGCTCAAATGTTCCAAGAGAGTAAAGCAGTTCAATCTTTCATAAAAGAAGGAATGAAGAACATTACTTCAGAAGTAAAATGGAACCCAATATTAGAAACAAAAACCTTAATGGATGAGGCTTCAGCCTATCCTCCAAAGGTTGTTCGTTCAGACCTTATCGTTCCGACTGCATTACGAAATCCTAATTCAGTTATTGATTTGTTTTCTGTTCTACAAACAGACCAATATCAATACAAGTATTTGGAAGAAACAACTTTCACAAATAACGCAGCAGAAGTAGCTGAAGCAAGTGCTTTTGGCGAATCAGCTCTCGCTATGACTGAAAGAACTGAAAATATTAGAAAATTCGGTGTTTCTATTCCAGTAACAGAAGAATTATTGGCTGATGTAACTGCAGTCCAAGGATATTTAGACTCAAGATTAAGAACAATGCTTAATCTAAGACTAGATTCCGAATTATTAAACGGTAACGGAACTGCACCTAATATAACAGGTGTATTGAACAAATCAGGTATCAATACTTTTGATTATTCTGCTTTCGCAGGAAATCTAAAGAGAATTGGTCAAATCTATCAAGCAATTACTGAAATCAGAAAAGATGCTTTCGTAGAGCCTGACGCAATAATTATGCACCCAAGCGATTGGTATGATTTAGTAACAGAAGTTAATGCAGTAACAACTTCTGGTGCGTTACAACCATTATTCGTTGGTGCAGGTATGTTCAATGGTGCTCCTCAAGCAAGTATTTGGGGCGTTCCAGTTGTACCTACAACTGCAATTTCAGCAGGAACAGCATTACTAGGAAACTTTGGTGGTGGTGTTTCAGCACATATCGTTACAAGACAAGGAATTGAAGTAGCTATGTCCGATAGCCACTCTGATTTCTTTACAAAAGATAAAGTAATGATGAAAGCAAGTTTGAGATTAGGTTTTGCAATCTATAGACCAACTGCTTTCTGTTCAATTACTAACTTTTAATTAGTAATTTATGGCTTTAGTTTCTCACTCGTCATATATAAAAAAGGCGAGTGAGGACAAAGCAAAAGGAGAAAAAATGATTTTAAAAGATGATTTATGGCAAGATGATGACGGCAATATAGGTAAAGGCGTAAATGGTGGTCTTCCTAAAGGTTGGGCTAAAGGTAAATTACTTGCTAGAGCAGGTAGTGAAGTATCTGATGTACAAGCTAAAGAGTGGAAAGTAAAAGAAACTAAAGCTAAAGAACCTGTCGAAAATAAAGCTAAGTAGGTTTTAAATGGCTCACGAGCAGTATGTAGATAAAACTGAATTTAAGGCTAGGCTTGGTTTATCTGGTAGTGCTCAAGATACAAATATTGATAGAGCAATTGACGCAAGTTCTAGATTAATAGATAGATATTGCCAAAGGAGGTTTTATCAAGATGAATCAGCAACAGTTAAATACTTTAATCCTATTAGTACTGTATTCATTGACATTCCTGACCTTAGTACTACTACTTCGCTAACAGTACAATTAGATACAACAGATGACGGAACTTATGATACAACTCTTACATTAGATACAGATTTTTATCTAAGACCAATTAATCCTATTCACGAAAAAGGAACAGATTATCATCCTTATACAGAAATAAGAATTTTAGAAACTCGTTCATCAGAAAGATTTGAGCCTTTAATAAATAAAAATATAAAGATAACAGGACTTTGGGGCTGGTCAGCAGTTCCAGACGCAGTTGTTGAGGCGTGTGTTATTCAAGCTACAAGAATATGGAAAAGAAAAGATACACCATTTAATATTTTTGGAAATGAAAGTACTGGAACAGTAGAACTATTTAATAAGTTTGACCCAGACGCAAAAGAATTACTAAAAGGTTATCGTAGATTATCTCTTACTGGACAAGTTTTATAATTACAATCTATTTTCTAAATTTAAAGCAAATTTAGTTAATTTATTCCACTCAGTTTTATTAAATGTATTATATTCTCCAAAACTATCTACAAATTCTTTTTTTCCAAAACCTACATAAACAACTTTATGAGTGTTATTGGTAACTCGAGCTTTGTCTGTTATTCCATTACCAACTTTGAATATTCCGTTTTCAACTGCAACAACTATAAAACCTTTACTTTTATCGCTTTCTAATTCTATAACAAAATGATTTCTAGTAAATGTACTCATTACGGTATCAAAACCTAAGCCCAAAAAGTTTTTCTTTTCAGTAAATTCTATATGAGTTGTTTGATTTTCTTCAATATTCCAATCATTATGGTCGCCTTGTATAAAACCTAATACATCTTCAAAGTCTTTATCTAAATATATTGGTGTTGTATTTATTGGCTCTACACCTTTTACTTGATGACCTGCTTTAGAAAAATAATCTAAAACTTTTTTAACTTCTTTATTATTTATATCTAACATACCTATATATTATGCTTGTGTTCTCGATAAACCAACTTCTTTTATAAAAAATTTTAAAAAAAATACTCAATATCTATGTTAAATCTATGTGTTACACTTAGTGCCAGAAAGAGATTTGCTAACGAGAGAGGGCAATCTCACGGTAGTTAGAGCATATAAAAAGGATTTTTTAGAAGAAAACTCTAAAAATCATATTATCTCAAAGGATTAAGGCTAATGCAAGTTAATATAATTGGTGCAAATAAATTAAGAAAAAGACTAGATTTACATAATTTAGCTTACTTTCCATTAAGAAGATATTTTGAATTAACTGGTGCAATAGTAGCTGATAAAGCAAAAGATTTAGCACCAGAAGATTTAGGCAATTTGAAAAAAGGTATTGGTTTCAAAAGATTAGCTGATGTAGGTAGATTACCTAACGGTGTTGATGTTTATTCAAGAGCTCCACATAGTACTTATGTTCACGGCTTTAAAAATAAAAGTTATAGGTTATCGCCACCATTTAGTAGAACTAAACCTCATTATCCACCTATTAAGGCATTAATTGGTTGGGCTAAAAGACACGATATTAATCCTTATGCAGTTCAACAAGCAATAGGAAAGAAAGGTACTCCAATTATTCCATTTATAAAAATGGCAGTTAGAGATACAACACCTGAAAGAAACGCTTTATTAAGAGAGGCAGGATTTGCTATCACTTCTGTATGGCGTAATGGTAGAATAAAATAATGGCTAGTTTAACTAATATAAGAAATGAAATAGGAAATAATTTATCTAACATTACAAGTTTAAGCGTTTATAAATATGTTCCTGATATGATTGAACCTCCAACTGCAGTAGTTGGTGTTGTAGAAAGAATTGAATATGATTCGACAATGTCAAGAGGTGCAGATACATATACAATTCCTGTGCTACTATATATAGCAAGAGTGGACGCACAATTAAGCCAAGAAACTTTAGATAGTTATTTACAAAGTAGTGGTGCTAATTCAGTTAAGGCTCAAATAGAAAGCGATACTTCATTGAACAATGAGGCTCAGTCTGTTAGAGTAACTGACGCAACGGATTATGGCGTGTATAATGTAAATAATATAGATTATTTAGGAGTACAGTTTAGCGTAGAGGTAATAGCATAATGGATTTTATATTAAACGAAGAATTAGAATATAACGGAAAAGTACATAAGGCAGGTAGTATTGTGAACGACATACCTAAAAAAAGTGTAAAGTGGTTATTAGAACAAGGATTAATAATGAAAGCTACTGATATTATTAAAAATAAGAAAGTTGAGGAAGAAGAATGAGTTATGTAACTGATTACAACGAGATGATGAATTCTGATTTGGCAATAGATGATGACGAAGTAGCACAAGTTGATGAAATACAGTCAGATTTAAAAGAAGAATTATATAGAAAAAAGAAAGAAGAATAATAATGGCTTTTGTTCACGGCAAAGATACAAAAATTTATATTAATGAAAATGATTATTCAAGTTATTTTAATAATGCAGATACTTCAATAAGTGCAGATGTTGCAGAAACTACTACTTTTGGTGCAAGTGGTGGAGCTAAAACTTATATAAGCGGTCAAAAAGACGGAACTTCTAGCTTAGCAGGATTTTTTGACGCTACTTCTGACGCAGTTTTACAACCATTATTAGGTGGAAATGATTTTATATTAGTTCATGGAGCACAAGGATTAGACGCTACTGATAGAGTATTTTTTGCTAATTCAAATATAACTAATTATGGAATATCAAGCCCTGTTGGAGATGTTGTAGCTACTTCCTTAGAAGTACAAGCTGACGGAGGCTTATTAAATGGAATAGTATTAGAAAATCAAACTTTAACTACAACTACAGACGGAACTGCTAGAGATAACTCAACTTCTACTACAAATGGTGGTGGAGCTTTTCTTTTAGTAACTTCTGCTAGTGGAACAAGTCCAACTTTAGATGTAGTTATAAAGCATAGTGCTGATGATGTTACTTACACTAACTTAGTAACTTTCACTCAAGCAACAGGAACAACTTCTGAATATAAAGCAGTAGCTAAAGGAACTACTGTAAATAGATACCTAAAAGTTTCTTTTACAGTTGGTGGAACTACACCAAGTTTTTCTGCTATTGTAGGATTTGGAAGAATTAATTAAGAGGAGAAATAAAAGAAATGGCATTTGTACACGGAAAAGATAGCGTATTTAAGATAGATGATTCAGGTGGAACTCTAACTGACATAAGCTCTTATGTAAATAATGTGGACTTTCCTCAAACTGCTGATGTAGCTGAAACTTCTGTTTTAGGTGCAACAAATAAAACATACATAGTAGGACTTAAAGACGCAACTTTAAGCGTTACTGGACTATGGGATAGCACAGTTGATGCAATATTTGGAGCAGTTGTAGGTCAAAGTGCAACACTTTCTTTTGAGTATTCGCCAGAAGGAACTGGTTCAGGTGCAGTAAAATACACAGGCGAGGCAATTTGTACTGGTTATACAAAGACAAGTGCTGTTGGAGATGTGGTTGCTTATTCATCAGAATTACAAGTTACTGGAGCGATTACCAGAGGAACACACTAAGTAAAATCTTAAAAAAGGACGCATAATGGATTTTTTAAATAAAGATATATTAAATAGTATTTCTGATGTTCCAGAAAAGGTTATAGAAATACCTGAGTGGAATGCAAAAATTAAAGTAAGAGGAATTACTAAACAAATGCAAGTTAAACTTGCAAGAATTGCAACTGCTGATGATAAAGACGCTTTTGATTACCAAAAGGCTTTATTAAAAGCAAGTGTAGTTGAACCTGAATTAGATGACGAAATGATTGAAGCTATGTATGAAAAGTCAGCTTTAGTTATTGATAAAATATTTGTTGAAATAGCAGATATGAACGGAGTTACTGAGGAGGTTCAGGCTGAAATAGCCGAGGAATTTCAAAACTAATCCTGAATTAGCTTTTACTTTTCGATTAGCAAGAGAATTAGGTATGACTGTGGCAGAATTACAAGCTACAATGAGTTCATACGAATATACTCAATGGGCTACTTTTTATCTTTGGGAGCAAAAAGAAAGAAATAAAGCAATAGCTCTTAGAGAGGCGGAAAGTAATAAGAGGAGAAGATAAATGGCTTTAGGTGCAGGTGCAGACCTAGTAATAAGAATTGCTACTAAAGGTGCAGAATTAGCCTCTGCTCAAATGAAAGGCATTGGTAATAGTGCCGATAAATCAGGTAAATCACTTTCTAAATTTTCAAATGTAGCTAAAGCAGGTGTAGTTACTGCCTTATATGCAATAGTTAAAGCAGGTGCTGAGAGTATTCAAACATTTATGAAGTTTGAAGACGCTTTAAATCAGTCTTTAGCAATAATGAAAACTACTGAAGCTCAACAACAAGCTATGTCTGAGGCTGCCAGAAAAGTAGGAATTTCAACTCGTATTAGTGCTGAAGATTCAGCCGAAGCTTTTTTCTTTTTAGCGTCAGCAGGTTTAGACGCTGAACAATCTATTTCTGCTTTACCTCAAGTGGCTGCCTTTGCTCAAGCAGGTATGTTTGATATGGCTACTGCTACTGACTTAGCAACTGACGCCCAGTCTGCATTAGGATTAACTGTTTTAGACGCACAACAAAACTTATCTAATTTAACTCGTGTTACTGATGTATTAGTTAAAGCTAATACTTTAGCTAATGCTAGTGTTCAACAATTTTCTGAGGCATTAACAACTAAAGCAGGTGCAGCCTTAAAGGTAGTTAATAAAGATATTGAAGAAGGTGTTGCAGTTTTAGCAGTATTTGCTGATAGAGGTGTTAAAGGTGCTGAGGCTGGAGATAAATTAAATCAAGTTTTAAGAGATATACCAAGAGCAACTGCTAAGAATAAAGAAGAATTTGAAGCATTAGGACTTCAAATGTTTGACGCTCAAGGCAATATGAAAAATGTTGCAGATATTATTGAAGAATTAGACGCAGTACTTGGACCAATGTCTGATGAATTAAAGGCTAGTACTTTAGACCAATTAGGTTTAAATAGAGGTGTAGCTGACGCAGTTAAGATTTTAAGTGGTTCAACAGACCAAATAAGGCGTTATGAGGAGGCTTTGCGAGATAGTGGAGGAACTACTCAAGAAGTAGCAGATAATCAAATGAAGTCCTTACAAGCTCAAACAGAGGTAATGTCATCTAAATTTAACGAATTAGGTTTAATTATTGGCGAGGCATTAGCTCCAGCTATGGAAAAAACAGTTGGTTTTATAAGCAGAATGCTAGATGTAATTATCGAAGCTACTGACGGAACTGATAAATATATAGATTCACAAGTAGAATTTATAAATTTATTAGGTGCTAGTGAGGGCATAGCATTTTCATATAATAATGAATTAAATAATACCTTAGTTGCTCAAAAGAATAATAGAGAAGAAACTCTTAGATTAGCAAAAGTTTATAGTGATTATTCTAAAGCAATTCAATATCAGGCTTTAATTGAAAAAGATTTAATTAATAATGCACACGAATTAGATAGAGAAACTGGAAGTTTAAACAAAACCAAAGAAATAACAATTGAATTAACTGAAGAAGAAATTGAAGCTGAGCGTGAATTAGCTGAAGAAAGAGAAACTAAATCTTTAGGAGCATTACAAAAAGTTTTATCTGCCTATCAAAAATTACAAAGAATTCAAGAAAATGTAAATGATTTACAAAATGAAGAAAAGGAAAAATTAAATGAGCTAAATAAAGCTATTAATAAAAAATCTCAAGCTGAAACTGATTTAGAAAAAGCGAAAGCTGAATTAACTAATCAACAAGAATTATCAAAATTAGTAACTTTAGAAGAAGAATATGCCATTGAAAGAGCAAGAGAGGCATTAGCTCGTGCAGAAGAACAAGTTGGTCAATCTAAAATTGCTGACTTAGAATATGAACTTGCTAAAAAGGCATTAGAACAAGCCATTATAGATTCAACTAGCTCAACTCAAGCAGAAGAAAGAGCATTAAGAGATGTTGAAAGTGCTGAAAAAGATTTAGCAAGAGAAACTGAAAATGTTAAAAAGGCACAAGAAGAATATCGTCAAGCACAAGAAGATTTAGCTAAGGCAACTGCTAATTCAACTGAAAACTTATTAGCTATGGCTATTGCTAAAAAAGAATTAGATGACGCTATTGCAGACGCTGAGGCTTTAGGAGCACTAGAAGAAGGACTTAAACAAATGGTTGCTAGTGTTGGTGGAGATTTAGATTATTTAAGAAGTCAATTTGAAAGTATTTTTTCAATGGCTGGCAAAAAAGTTT